CTTTTAACTATCTTTTTAACGCCACGGACAGCTTTCTTAACAAGCTTACCTAAAAAATAACCTTGTCTAGGTTCCTGTAATGTCATGATTCCGCCTCCGGCTTGTAGTTGTCTGGGTTCTTGCATTCTAGATATAGCCATAATTTTACCTTAATCTTACGTTTTACTTTGTTTTTGATAACAAATCAAGAGGAGGCATTATAACTTTTACATCTTGTGCCATGTCTTCGTTTTTATAACCCTTAGATTCCCAGTCTTTTCTTTCCTTAAAAAGCTCTCCAGTTTCTTTGTGTCTATAAGTTGTCTCCACTTTTGCTTGTTTTAGTTCCATTAGTCTATTTTCTCCTTTAATATATTGAGATAACTAATACCAAATACTACACCATCAGATACAGTGCCCGCTGTGGTATAAGATAATACAGTCCCACCTTCTACAATCAAAGGTAAAGACAATATCTCAACACTTGTAGCAGCTACTAATGTTTGTGTATTAACAATCTCAAATGCGTTATTTTTAATAGTCACCGTTGGTGTATTAGAACCTGATTTATTGGTAACTCTTAAAGACTTTATTATAATAGTTTCGTTGACAGCTGGTGACAACATGCTTACGGTTTCTGCAGCTGTTGTTGTTTTACCATAAAATCTATATTGGTTTACTACTGCCATTATTCTAAAAAGAAACTTTTAGCTTCTATCTCCTGTTTAACCTCATCTTGAAATGAAGAGTTTAATTTTGTAATTACAGAGTCAAGATCTCTAACTAAAGACTGTAAATTTCTTTGGCTGTATTCTGGTTCTGCTCTAGTTAATGATTCTACTATCTTTGCCATTATAAACTTACAATACCTCCCTTTGCCATTCTATCCTCAGGATCTCTTCCATAACCACTGCTTCCAAAACCTGTTTTAGTTTTACCAGAATCATTAAAACTTTGATTCTCCTTAGCACCACCACCTTGATAATCTGCACCCATATCAATTACTGAACGAGAATCAAAAGGATCTTCTTTCTGTTGTATATTTTTTTTAACTATGTCAAAAGCTGACATATCCTCAGTAGGTTTAATACCATATGTTTCTTGATAATACTTTTCTGCTGCATTTTTATTTAAACTTCTTAAACCTTCTAATGCATATGACCTATAAGAATTAGATCCTGGTTGCATAAAATTATTTTTAAATAAAGTACTTCCAACATTGTAACCAAATTTATCTTTTATAAAACCATCAGGTCCTCTGTAAGCTCCATACATGTCAATTCTATTTCTTGCGTAAGGATCGTTAGGTAAGTTTCTCATTAAAAAACTAATACCTGGAATACCTGTAAATGCACTTAAAAGACCGCCTGCAATAGGAGCACCATAATTTTGAAAAGTACGTTTAATTGGCCCTGTAAATCTATCATAAAGACTTAAAAGTCCTGGTCTAGTATTCATAGTGTAGGGTGTATCAAACTCTGAACCTTCTTCTATACTAGGTACAAAACCAAAATCACCTTCAGCAACATCATCATATTGATTATAAATTTGATTAGCATCATAGACTTGTCCTAAAACTGTTCTATTGTATGGTACCGCCATTATCTTCTGCCTCCAGGATGTATATCTAATCTAAACGTACCAAGTTTCCAATCTTGACTTGCTGCTGTATTAGATACTTTTAAAGCTATTGATCTAGCTCTTATTCTTGTATCTTTTTTTGTCGTAGACGACGTTATATCAAAATTTGAAGTAGTAGAAGAACTATTTGGATACGTTCGGGTAGTAAAACTAACCCTCGTAGATCCTGTTTGTGTAATAAAATCTGGTATAAATCTACTAATTCTCATTATAAATTCTCCGTCTCCTCTAAGATCAGGCGTTCCAACAACCTGCCCAGTTGATGCCCTTCTTTGTGTGATGTCAAAATCTCCAGAAGTAATTGTGCCAAGAACTGCCGTAGTTACTCCACCTGCATTTACTTGGTCGGTCCCTGTTTCTTGTTGATAGTATATAGTGCATCCGTCTGTATTACCGATAACATCATAAGAAGTATTGCTACTTGAATCGTAATAAGTTGCGTGAGGCTTATCAAATACTGCTGAATCCTGCCATGCTGCACGTGGTAAACTACCAGTTGTCCATATAGGACGTTGAGGACTAGAATCTAAATAATTATATGTTACCATTCTATTAATAACATTTGATCCAGATGTACAATAAAACCAAGTTACTTCACCAAACAAATTATTTAATCCTGCGTTTATTAAATCTCTAGATGTAAAATTTATATCGTCGTAAACATAGTCTTCTACTAAACAAGGCATTGATCTTAATTGACCATCGTATTGAAAAAATCCATTTTCAGACATCCAATAAGCTGTGCCATCAACTTCAACACATGCGTTTTTACCTATCAGCCCACAGTTTGTTCCTACTTGTTCAAAAGCAAATGTAAATGGTTGGCCTACAAATTTCATAAGAAATAATGCAGTATCTGTCCAAACGTAAATTGCATCTCTACCTTTAATAGCTCCCATGATTCTAGAACCATCAGCTATTCTTTGTGTGCCTGCTGTATTGTTTGCTTTAACTACGTAAGAATCTGTTTGATCAATGCTTTCTTGTGAAGAAAATCTTATAAACATATCATCTTGTGTAGTGCTTGATCCTACTGTTGTTTCTGTTCCAAAAAATACTAAGTGTCTGTCAGGTGTAGATACTAATACGTGACGCGATGCTGTTGGTGCGTTTGGAATAATTGTAGCTCTAATTGAGGTTGCGTTTGAAGGAGAAGCGTCCCATTCAAAACATGCACCATTATATATAAGAGCAATTAGTTTTGTCCCGTAGTTATCTAAGACCCATAAACCAGGATCAATTGTAAAGTCAGAAGAAGAAGCTTCTCCCCATGCAACAAAGTCTGATATATTAGTTACTGTAACTCCAGCAGTATGAGCTGCTCTTGTGGTACCGTTAACTGCTCGCGATCCTCCACTTAAGGTCCCTGTTCCCGTGTCATTGTTTGTATAACTTATGTCTTCCGATCCAATTCTAATTTCTCCTGAAGCAGGAAAAGCTGAAGTGTTTGCTAATACAACAGTGGTAGTAGCATCGTCTGGAAGCGTTGTTGATAATGTAGAGGTTGCTGGTCCATTAGCTGAACCACCCCATAATGCTGTACCCCAACCAAAGCCGCCTAATTGTTGAGAAGGCCCTACGCTATAGTAACATAAAATAGAAGTGCTGTTACCATCACTTGTAGTCAACGGCGTTCCTGATTCTTGTGTGGCCATTGTAATTGTAAAAGTAGTAGCTGTTGGGACAGAAGTAACCATGTACTTTATATCTTCAAAAGTAGCATCCGTATATGTAGATGACCCAGTTACACCAGTTACACTATCAAACATAACGATATCGTCTTCTAATAAACCATGGGCTCCGGTGCACGTTACCGTGACTGTTGTTGAGGAAGATGTGCTAGTAAACTTAGCTCCTGTTAGAGTTTCTCTAATTGGATGAATGTCATAATAGGTTCCACCTGAATATACGTATAAAATTCTGTTAGTTCCAATAGCGGCATATTTAATACCGGCATTGTTATCCCAATGGTGTAAAGCTCTTGCCGCACCTGTAAGTTTATCCTGACCTAATTGACTCCAGCCACCTATTTTTTCAGGAGTACCGTATCTAAATCTGACATTGTCACCATCAAACCATTGTCCCTCGGCCCCGGTTTCTGTGACTTGTTTATTAAATCCCGGTGCAAATCCTAATTTTTGTAGCATATAAAAAACCTGTTTTATAATTGTTATAACAGATTATTAGTGATTTCAATATATTTAAAGCAGAGAGAATCAGTGGTGAGTCATCCCTCTGCAAGCCTAATATGTAGATTATTTTTTATTTTTTGTCAACTTTGTACCTTTAAACCAAGCAGGTAATCCTAGTAAAGGTCGTTTGTCTAAATAATTTTCTTTAGCCATTTTAGAATTAGCTTTATTATAATGAAGAAATACTTGTCCACAGTTTTTACCAGTAAATTCTTCTCGCCAATGTTCAAGATCGCACCCTGAGTATATTAACATATCACCTGGTTTTAAATCTATTTTAATACCAGCCCTACCTTTTTTACCTGTAGGATCAAGATATATAGGCCATGGGTCACCGCCTAAATTTAATGTAGTAGATATTTCACATGAATATCTATCTTTGTGTCTAGCAAGAACATCACCTTTTTTATATATTCTTGCATAAGAATATGTTTCAGATAATTTCAAACCTGTATGTTTTTCCATAACAGGTTTTACTTCTTGTAATAAAGTTTCCATAACTATGTCTCCATAATGTGAGTACGTGTTTGGCACTTGTTCATCCGTCCATACACCAAAGTATTCTGTAAAAGGAGATATATATTTAGAGTCTAATAATACTCTTGCAACATTTCTTTTGTTTGAAAAATATTTATATACAAATTCTGCTAAGTCTTTTGTAACAGCATTTTTTAATACACTATATTTATTTTTTTTAAATGACATTATTTTTTCCTTTCATTATATAAAATTTATATTTAATAAATATCTTAAATCAAGTTTATTATTTTTTTTAGTTGTATGATTAATGTTACCGTCCATTAAAAGAAGCCTATTTTCTTTGCTTTCTACAGTAATAATTTTTTTATTAACTTTTATTATTGTCCCACCATCATTAGTAAAATTTAAAATAGCTGTTTTATATTTATTTCCAAGGTTTTTATAATCAACATGAAAAGGAATAGATGATTTACCAAAAAATTCTTTTAGAACCATGTTAGCTCTAACTTGAATTGCTGTCGTAGCGCCTAGACTATTTAATATTGGAAGTATATAAGGCTCAAAATATTTAGACTGTGGTGTATGTAAATTGTAAAAACAAAAAGTAAAAAAACCTTTATTACTAGGATGTCCATCTTTATACATATTCCATCTTCTTCTCCATGGAAAATCGTTATCTGTTATTAAAGCTTTTAAATTTTGATAATGTTCTTGTTTAAGATAATTATCTGTAATTTTATAAGCCATTGTTTTTTCCTTTCACTAAAACAAACTTTATTTGTTTATTAATATTATTATTAAATAACTTTAACCTATTTTTTTGAATTGTTAAAAAAGCGTTAATTGATTTATCCTCTACATTTTTAGAGTGTAACATAATTATTTTTGATATATCACCATTCATAGAATCAATAGTTTTATTTGACAGGTCTTCTTCTTGTTCTATTTTAAAATTATATTCTTTTATTTTCTTAAAAAAATAATCTAATGTTTCATCAGCCCAGATATCTGTAATAATAATTTTACCATCATCTTTTAAAATATTATTAAAATTTTCATAAGTAGTATCTTTGTTATAAAAGAAGTGCATGGAACAATTTGAAATAATATAATCAAAAGTGCTGGGTTTTAATTTTGTATTATCAAAATTATCTTGAAAATAATTAACATCTTTATAATTGTTTTTAGCATAATCAATAAACGATTGATTTATATCTATACCAGTTACCTCATTATCAGGTAAATATTTTTTTATTATATAAGTCCCTCTTCCGTAACCACATCCTATGTCTAAAATTTTTTTATTTTTAATTTGATTGTTTTTAAATAAATTTAAGTAGCTAGTTACTTGATAAGGAAAATCTAAGTCTTCTTTTTGTAATTTAATATCTTCATCAACTAAACCGTGGTTTTGTAAAGGATACCATTTTTCTTCTTTTACATAACAATCAAAAAACTCTTGGTCTGATAAGTTACTGTTCATTTATTTAAATGGCCATCCTAAATTCCATATTACTAAACTTTTTCTTTCTCCACTTTTAACTGGACATACTCTATGCCACACAAATGAAGGAAACACGACCAAAGAACCTTTAGGTAATATTTCTTTACATTTTCTAATGTTTGGTTTTTTATTAAGATCCATGTTTCTAAAATCAAATTCTAGTTCACCGCCTTTGTATTCTTTTGGATCTGATAAAGTGACAGTAACAGATAGTTTTCTAATCTTACCATGTGATGGGTTTTCAGGATTATCTTGTATAAAATAAGGTTTATCCCAACTATCACAATGCCAATCATAATATTGTCCTTTTACATATTTTGTAAACTGACAGGACTCACTAAAGTCCCATTGAAAATTCCATCCTGCATTTACATTTGCTTCATGAATATAAGGTTGTATTTCTTTATAAATCCAACTATCATTCATCCAAACAACATTAGAATCTCTTTTCTTTTTTAAATCTTTAATTTGGTTTTTATTTAATTTTTTTACATTATTAAAACTACCAGTACGTGCTTGTTGGTCTTGTAATGATTTACCGTATCTTACAATATCATCACAAATTCTATGAGGAATTGCTGATTGAAAATACCAAAAATAATTTGTTAAATTCATATTAGATATACTTACACCATCCAGTTAAAATATATTTATTTTCTTTAGGGGCATTAACGCCTCTGTGTAAATGTGACCAGTACGCTGGCCAAATATAAAAATCACCGGCTTTTGGTTTTGCTATATATTTTTGTAAAATAAATTCGGTTCCACCACCTTTTTTAATATCATTTAAAAAAAACATCCACGCAAAGACTCTTGTTAAATGTTCTTTACCGCCATCGTTCTCACAGTGTATGGTTGAATAATAATTATTAGGTTTATATCTACAAAGTTGAGCTGAGGATTCTACTCTCCAAGGCATTATATATTTATCGATATGTGGACATTTCTTTTTAAAATTATTTACACCATCTAACAAAGCTTTACCCATATAAAAATAATCTTCTGTATTTAAAATATTAAGTGGCATTTCTAAATTATTTAATTTTTTAGGACCAAAGCCACCTTTTTTTGCTTTGTTGATATTATCTTCAAAGTAATTAATTAATTTATCACAAGACTTTTTTGGATATAGTTTAGGTACTCTATGTATTAGTTTTAAATCCATTCAATATTCTTTCTTTTTTAAACACTTAGTTTAATCTTATTCTGGTTGCCAAGTTGTACCGTTCCAATCGTATATAGCTTTAGTTTCTTCTTCGTCGTTAGATTTTGTTCCTTGCCAACCTTTAGTGTTATCAGCTTGATACTTTGCATCATTCCATGAAATAAAATAAACCCATTCAGGTGACTCTTGATCCTGACTAGCGTCTATAATAGGTGGCATTGCAATAGGCGGTTGCCAATCGTCATTTGAATCTAATGACCATGATGCATGAGGTTGTGCTTCTAAAAATTTATCTTTTACAGGATCATAAACCATTCCGTGCCCTGCATATTGTTTTCTAAAATTATTGTTGTAAGAAGTTTGTTTCCATATGTTAGACTCAGTTTTAAACAATTTACCACACCATGTTTCACCATCAACATGCATATCATTATCTTCTAAAGTACCTCCGTTAACAGGAATATCATTTCCTATAACTACAACTCGTTGTACTACTTGATGAGAATCTGATGTAAACCCGGTTGGGTCTGTCATTGTTTTTAATTCTGCAAAATGTGCCATATTTTTACTCTTTATAATTTATAATTTATTTTTAACCTATAGTCAACGTGCCCGAAACAGTAAACGTAGCTACTACCTCTCCAGGTCCTATAGCTGCAACACTATTAGTTCCGGGAGCTACAGAAACGCTTCCATCTGCAGCACTTGGAAATCTTAAAACTACTATACCAGAGCCTCCAGTGTTTTGTGCACCGCCACCATTTCCAGTGTTAGCTGTTCCAGCAGGACCAGCACCGGGTTCTCCTTTACCTCCAGCAGCGTATGTTACATCAGAACCTGTAATTGTATTAGGGACTCCAGGTCCTCCAGCACCTCCTGCTTGGTTGTGTGAAGTTGGTACATTAGATGCAGCGCCGCCCATTCCGCCGCCGCCTCCGCCGCCCCATGGGTTGTATCCCCCACCTCGGCCCCCATCATTTCCTTGTGGAGGACTTACAGGAGGAGTGTTTCCATCTCCACTTGGATATGCTCCATAACCAGATCCACCTCCGCCAGATCCACCTGGGTGCCCATATGATGTTGGGTAATTACCCCCTCCATAACCACCACCGGTTGATGTGAAAGATGAAAAAACTGAATTGCTTCCGTTACCTGCTGGGGCACTGGGTGTACCAGGACTTGCGGCTGATCCACCTCCTCCAACTGTTATTGTATAATCTCCAGGATCTAATTCTTGTTGGCTTCCTCTTAATGGGGATGGTCCAAAACCAGATGCTCGATATCCACCTGCACCACCTCCCCCAGACGACGCGGGTAATCCACCTGGAGTTAATCCTCCCCCACCACCTGCAATTACTAAATAATCTGCAAGCTGTGGTGAAGCAGCGGCTGCTCCAGAACCAAATCCTAAAACTTGATATCCAAAAGATTTTCTTTGTGATTTATTTTTTTTTGAACCTTTGACTCCAACACCACCTTGGAGAACATCTAATTTATGGTCTCTCATATTTTATTACCTATGCGTCGTTAGCTGCGTCAGTAGTATAAAATATTTTTACCCCTAGAACTCTACATTCACCAGTAAAAGTATCTGAACCGTCCGCAGCTTTTCTAAATAATTGAAAGTAAGTTTGTTCACCTGCTGCAGGAGAACCTGCAACTGTTACTGCACCACTTTCTGCTGAAATTTGTTGATCTTCTACTGTTCCAATACCAGCGTCTGTGACTTCTACTGCTGTTCCATATGCAACATCAATAGTATCACCATCAGCACATGCAACACCTTGTAAACCAAAAATGGCATTTCCTGTGTTAGTTGTGCTAGGAGACCAATAAACTTGATAAGTTAATGTGCTTTCATTCCATGATTTAGGCATAGCCACTGTAAATTGAGTGTATTGTTGTGTACTAGCATCAAAATCAAATACTTTTAAATCTGGTCTTGTAGCCGTTGTTTCAACTAAAGCTGCGTCTGCAGGGTTAGTAGTTGGCCCATACATAGCTGCTGCAGGAACCCACATAGTTTCTTTACCAGCAATTTTTAAAGCAGAACCGTTTCCTTGTAAAACACCAGATCCTTTTGGAACTAAATTTATACCTACATTAGTTTCACCAGATGCTGTAAAGCTGGGGTTATTTCCAGTCGCTGCGTTAGCGTATGTTAATTCGTTAACCGCTGAACTTGTAGCAGTTAATAAAAATAATTCGTTTCCGTTAGTATCTAAAATAGAAGTTCCTATTTTAGGTGATGTTAAAGTTTTGTTTGTTAAAGTTTGAGTGCCTGTAAGTGTTACGTCTCCACTTCCAAAACCAGTATCATAAACACCAGTGTTTGTTGCTACACCATCTAAGTATACAATTTTATGTGACTTATCCGTAGTTGCAAAAGTAACTGTTGCACCTGAACCAGATGCTGCTTTTAATTGTACTGTGTAAGCACCTGAAGTTGCGTTTTCAATAATATAAAACTGTTCTGTAAGTAATGGAAAAGTTACAATTCTGTTTCCAGTAATACTTCCTGATAATTTAAGAACTCTTTGTTGAGCGGTACCTGTTAAAGCACCATTGTCGATATCTAAAGCTGTTGTTCCAGCACCCCCTGCGATAGATACTTCTAAAAATCCACCAAGAAGTTGTTCTGCAAGTTGTAAATTAGCGTTTGTTTTTGTTCCCCATGTACCGGCGTTTTCACCAGTTGCCATTAATTCCAGGCCAAGATCTGTATAAGTTGATGCCATAATTTTTTTCCTATGCCCTTTTCAGTTAAGCTACATCTGTATAAGATGTATTACCTGTTATGTCAATATCATTATAATTTGTATTTCCAGTAATATCAACATCAAAATAACCTAATGGTGAAACATTTCCTACAGCCGTTGTGGCCTCTACACCAGTTAATCCGATAACATCTGCCGGTGAAATTGTTCCTACAGAAACAGTTGCAGAAACTCCTGTTAAAGGAACCCCTATTTCTAGAGTTACTGATCCTACTGAAGAAGTAGCTCCAACACCGGTAACATTTATTAAATCTTCTGCGTTTGTAGTAATTGCACCTACACCAGTTGTTAAACCTAATCCCGTTAACCCAACAACATCTGCTGGTGTAATTGCTCCAACTGCAGATGTTGCTACTTGTCCAGTTAATCCTACAAGCATGTCTGCATTCTCATTTACAGTTAAAGAACCTACAGAAGAAGTTAAAGCACCAGGGGCTGTTAATGTAACTACTGGTGATAATATAATTGTTGGAGAACCTATTGCAGATGTTGCAGAAACTCCCGTTAGTCCCATGACATCTGCAGGAGTTATTGCTCCAACAGAAGAAGTTATTGCATCAGGAGCAGTTAAATTTTCAACCGCGCTTTCAACACTACCCCAACCATTTTCACCCCAATCAAGAGTACCCCAACCAGGGAAACGATTTATAGTTATGTCTCCAACTGCAGTAGTTGATCCTACTCCTGTTAAAGTTATACTTGGTGCCTCTCCATAACCTTGCTCTCCCCAACCAAGACGGCCCCATCCTTCAACTATAATATTGGTGTCACCATAATCTGCTTGACCCCAATTTAGACGGCCCCATCCTGCTGTATCTGCTTGTCCTCCCATTCCGGAGTGAACTGTACAATAATAATATAAAACCGCAGGGGCCCCTGATTGAACTTCTATTTGTGTGTAAGCACCAGCTTGTCCAGGTGTTCCATTAGTGGTAACGCCCTCGGTATATTCACTGCCACCACCATGGGTTCCGTTTGAGGTTGTAGAAAATCTTAATGGGTGACCAGCATTAGTTCCGTCTGATTGATCAAATTTATAAGTGCCACCGGCACCAATCATTACAGTGTCTTGTTGAACACCATCTATAACATATTTATTTCCTGAATCGGTACTAACTACCGTTACGGTAAATGTCTTATCAATTGACATAAGGAACTACCTCCTTATGCTATCCTGACGATTGCTGTTGATGCTGCTGCTGCGGGAAATTGAATTGTAAAAGTTCCGCTAGATACAGTTTTGTCTCCACCAAATGCTACTACACAAACAGCTTTGTCTGATTGTGTATCATTATATATTAAACATCCGTTTGCTGTAAATGAAGCAGAAGTAAAACTTACGTCTGCAAAGTCACAAACTGCTGTTGAACCATCTAATACAGGAGTAACACTTGTAAGTGCTGCACCACCAGCTGTGTAAGCTGAACCAGATGTGTTAGAAATTTCGTTTGATGTACTGTAAGCTGTCGTACTTGCACCTAAAGATGCTGAACTTGTGTACAAAGCTAATTTAAAAGTGTTTCCAGATGATGCAGTAAAGTTATGAGTGCCAACTAAAATTTCTTGTTTAAAGCTGTTACAAACTGCCGATGATATTGCCATAATTTTTTCTCCTCAATTTACGGAGACGGTGACTTAACTGGTATTCTAACTGTTCCGTCAGTATAATCGTCTCGTCTTCGTCTTCCAAGTTGCATACCTGCAAACTGTTGTATAGCATTTTTATATCTATTTTCATAGTATGTCAACATATCCGTTGGACCTTTTAAAAATGCAAATGCTTCTACAAGACATGCATATAATAGCCCTTGTGGGAAGTATGTGCTTAAATAAGTATTGTTATTAAAACCAGTGCCAGATCCAAGGCCATTAGGCATTTTATTATAATAAATTCTAAATTTGTAATTAGCGTCAGGTGTAGGGGCTACATATAGACCTCCAGACGAAGTATCTGTAGTATTATCAGCACCACCAAACATTGCATAATATTTAGGAAAACCAGTTACATCTTGAGCCGTTAGATCACCTTCCGGTCCTGTTAATCTATCTACATATTCTGATAAATATGTTTGATCTTTTTTTTCTAACCAAGTTCCATCACCTGTAGTGGCTGAAGTAGAATTAAATACTTCAACACCTCTTATAAATAAAGCTCCAGCAGGTGAATTAATTGTATTATCATCAGCAGCTAATGCACCTTCTTGAACAAATCTTTGAGCATCCATAGGAAGTTCTTGAAAAATTCTAAATTCAGCCGCCATTATAAATTCATCAATAATAGCTTGTGTAAAGACACCATCATCTACTTCAGTGTAGCTTCTTATTGCTGCAGTTAATGTGCTGTAATCGTATTTTTTAACTCCTGACATAATTAACCTCTATCATTAATCGGTCCAACTGTACACTGTAAACCGCC